GTTTCGATTACGATTTCGCGCTTTGCGAATTTTTCGGTGATTTGTGTTGTTTCGGTGACAACCACAACTTTTCCTTCGATAGTGTAATTCATTTTTTTCTATTAAAATATTCGAGCAACCCAAAGCCGAGCGCAAGCCAACCGACAACCATTGCCGGAATCATTAAAATTACATAGATAATTGTAAGCATGTTATTTAGAATTTAATTGATTAATATATTGTGAATAATATTCATTTGCAAAGATTAGTTTTTCCCGAATCAATTGTTCCTTTTCCAAGTCACGTTCGTAAATTACGGAAGTGATTCGCTTTTCCGGTGCAATGTGATCAACGCGATGAAGGTCGATTTGTTCCCACTGGTTCAAGAATTCATCTTTCGTTGTGACCATACAAAAAACAAGTTCGAAGATCTCTCGTTCGTATAACATTAGATATGCGCGACCTTGCCATTCATATTCGTTGTCATGCGCTTCGCCTGGCGTTGCCGGCCACGTTTCAAGATTCCAAGATGTCTTGACATCGATTACACGGTCTTCGGCCAATATATCGCATTCACCGGTCAAATATTCATCTTGAAGTCGAATTACGTTCTTGTGATAGTTAGTGAACCGAACGGCATTCAACAAGTCAATTGAATCTTGTTCTTGATCTTTTCCCTTGTTGATATACTTGTTGTCAAGTTCAACCCGGTAGCCGAAAAAATCTTGTTTCGCCACCTGGCGAATATACGTCTTCGCGCCTTGACTTAAATTCTCGCCTTTTGATTTCGGCGTTGTCATTAGTTTTCCCAATGACGAAGGATGCCATTTCATAATTCAATCGCTTTTAATTGAACATCCGTCAATGAATAAGTTGACTTCAATTGTTCAACGGTAAATTCTTTTTTAGAAATGGCAACCATTGCTTTGTCAAATCGTTCCGTCGTGATTGCCGGTTTGTTTTTTGGCGCTGCTGCTGCCGTTTGTCCGTCGTCGTCAATAGATTGCAAGGCCAACATCGATTGAAGCGTTCCACGACGAAAATAAGTGATCGCCGAAAGTATTTTTTGCGGATCAGTAATCATCGGAAGTCGCATCCACGATTCAACCATTTCACCGGTTTCGATGTCAACGATTTGTGTCATGACAACATCGTCTTTGATTGGTTGTAATAAGACAAGTCCATTTTCCCAAAGAACTGGTTCAACCGTTTCAAGCAAAGCATTGATGTCGGAATAATTCTTTTTAAAATGTGGATTCGTCGCATTCTTTGCGACCTTTCCAATTGATTGTTTCGCGCAATGTAATCGCGCATAAATTCCAATCGGTTTGATTGGTTTGGCCGGTGTTTTCACCGCCGTTTGTTTTGCATCCATAATTATTTGTTTAGTTTAATTTTATCAAAGATAGTCAATTATTTCATTAATACAATTTTTTATTAAAATAATTTTAATTGTGCAACATGGTTGTTGATTCTTTGCATTGCTTTGTCAAAATATTCCTTGTCAAGTTCGCAAGCGGTCAAGTCAAATTTGTAATCATGACAAGCAATCGCTATTGAACCAGAACCCAAATGCGTGTCAAGAATCTTGTCTCCTTCCTTTGCGTATTTGTCTAATAGCCATTTATAAAGTTCAACAGGTTTTTGTGTTGGGTGTATAGTTTTATCTGTTTTATTTCTTCCTTTAATTCCATTAGCTAAACCATTCCAAGCCCAATAAAATCTTTTTGCAGGTATATCAAAACTACTCCAAGCTAATTCTCCATCACTATATGTTTCTACACTTGGGTCTTTATCCCAAAAAATAAAACTTCTACAACCATTTGACCATAAACAAGGGAAATAATTTCCACCCCATATAATTTGATTTTTAGAAACTCTAATAACTTCTATAAAATATTCATCATTAGGAATAGAAATATCCCAACTTTTACTTTTTGTATCTCTAATTTTATTATCAAATCCAATCCCATAAGGAGGGTCTACAATCGCTAAATCAAAATACTTATCAGGGTAACGTGCCATTAATTGCATATTATCTTCGTTTGTTATTTTCATTAATCAAGATTTATTTCATTTTCTTGTAAAATTTCAAAAAACTTTTCGCGAATCCTTTCAACCATTTCAAATTCATTTTCTTTCAGTTCTTCGTATTTCCAAATTGATCTAAGTTCATCTTTGATTTCGGTCAAGGCGTGCCACATTTTATTCGACTTGACGGCGTTGTCAAATTCAAATTGATCGTCTGGTAAATTGTACTCGATTATTGCTTTCATATTTTAGTTAATTATGGTGATTAATACTTAATTTTCATACTTTGCGCGCATTTTACTTAATTTGCGCCGGTTTATAATTCGCCAAATGTATTCTTTATTTTTAGTTTTGGCGAAGTATGTCATTTCTTGTCAAGACATGTGGCAATTTTTACCCCTTGTCCTTTATCGATTTGTCATTTCTTGTCAAGACAAAATTTGTCAAACCATTCAAGGAATGAATCAAAATCTTTGGCGATGAAATACGTTCCGCCTGATCGTTCAATCATTGCTTGATAATTCTTTTGCGCTTCGGATTGACGATCCTTTCCGATCTTGACTTCAATCTTTACCGAACGTCCATAAATCGTTGCCGAAATATCGGCGCTGCCAGGTGTTCCAGTTCCTTTCGTCCATTGTCCTTCGGTCATTGTTCCGTCGGTTCTTCGTGACCTTCGAAATACTCCCATTGTGTTGATTCGTTCCGCTTGGAATCCGTCGAAATTAAGAAAGTCACAAATACATTTCGTCAATCCGTTGGCGGTCTTGTCGGTGTACGCGGTTAATGGAATAATGTGTCCAGGTGCGGAAGGATATTTGTACGAAAGATATTTGAATTCAACCGCCTTCAATCTTGTTTTGGATTCTTTGTTCATGATAATTGACCATTTAAGACAATAAAAGTATCGCATCTATATTGAAAGCTTCCGTGCATTTCGCCTTTCAATCTTAATTGGCGAATCTTTTTAAATCTTTGCTTGGAAACATAACCTTTAATATACGCCGTTGAATGACTTGAATTGACATCAACAAATAAATAATAATCGCATTGTTGTTCGGAATTAAATAATGAAAGGTTGCATTCGTATTCGTCCCTTGGCGGTGCGTTGTGTTCCATTGTTTTGACTTCAATTTTTGAACCGTCAATCAGCAAGTCAAAGTTTAAATCGCCTGAATGGATGACAATTTTATCGTGTGACTTGTAATAATCATAAGCGACAATTTCGCCAATCGCGCCAATCAAATTTCCTTCGCCTTCTTTGATTGAATTTTTCAATGTGTTAAACGAATACAATTTCTTTGCTCGTTCGATTTGTCCTGGTGTAATTTGTATTTTTATCATTTTTGTTTAGTTTACTTGTTTATTAATTTCGTCCCAAATATCGCCTTCATTTGTGACCGATTGATCATCAATCAATTCAAAGTATCGGCCGCCGTGATCGCGTTCTTTTCTTAAATCTAATTTTTTAAACTTTGCATATTCCGAAATCCATTTCAAATATCTTCGCGATTCAAGTTCTTTCCAACCGTTTGTTTCTTGTTGGAATAATTGTATTGACGCGTTGTTGTAATGGCGAACATTGGATTCAATGTGGCCGTCGTTCACGAAGTCAAAGAAATCTTTGCTTGTCGCCTGGATGAATCGTTTCGAATCGGCGTTAATTGATATCGATTGTTTCAATCCATACTTCAAGAACATTTGAAGATTCCGGATCATGTAATTGTCAAACTTCATCCAATCTTCAACCGACCAAGAATCAAACAACAAACGGCCGTAAAGTTCAAGCGGTGATTTCTTCGCGTTGAAATATTGAAAGAATTCTAATTCGTGTCGTCTTCGGTCGTGACTTGAACCAGCGCCGGCAATGACATAATTCGTTGTAATAATTATCTTCGGTGACCTTTCAAATGGAATAAATATTTCATCCTTGTTTTTTCGGTTGACGGTTATTCCTTCCGATATCAAAGAAAACAATTGTTCAAAATCAAAATTCTTTTTTACGTCGTCGAATGCCAGGACTTGCGTGTCTAAATTAACGCGTTGATAAACGAAGTCGCCTTTCGAATTGAAAGCTTTGCCGTCAATCTTTACAATCTTTCGAATATAAGACAAGGCCGTCAACATCAAAGATTTTCCCGAACCGCCGTTTGCGTTGTCGTCGATTTCTTGGTCATTAAAAATGATTGCCTTTTGATCGGTCTTATCTTTAAACGTGTGCAATAAATATCCAAGCGTTGATTCAAGCGCCGTTATTCGTTCCGGATTTTCGGCCGATACCTTTGAAATCAAATCTTGAAAGTCATTCTTGAATTCATCAACTGGAATAAAGTCACGATCCAAGATTTGATTTTCCCAAATATATCCTTCGACATCAATATACGATTGAAGAACGACGGAATTCTTGGTCACTTTTGCGACGCCATTACGAAACGGAATCAATGAAATATCTTTTGTATCTTGAAGCATCTTCAATCCAATCGAATCAATCATGTTTAAATGATTCTCGTTAAATAAATAAGTTGATTTTGAACAATAGTTCCAAACTTTTATTTCACCGCGTGACATCAAGAATTGAAGAACGAAGTCTTTTATTTGATCGGCGGATGAAAGACGAACTTTATTTTCTTGAACTCGAACGAATGTTGGTTTTTCAGCATTTTCCGGATAATATTTGTTGAATCCATTCTTGACCAAGAATTCGGCATATTTCAACGGTTCAATTGTAATCGATTCGCCGGTCTTTTTTTGTTCGATTATCCAAAAAATATCTTCGGAAGTTGCAAGATCCGTTTTGATATCGTCGATGACATCTTCGTCAACGTTTAATTGCTTTTTAATGTCGCGCAAATTTACGCCTTGTTTCAATTTCAATTTAACCTTTTGAACCAAATCGACATTCTCAAAATATTTGATTCCTGGCGATGCTTTTTTGTAAGCGCTTTTAATTGTCAATATTAATTCGGACAAAGTAAACGATTTGGATATAAAATTGGCCTTCAAATAATATTCGGCGGTATCTTTTGAAATGTTGTATTCGCAAAAGCATGCAGCCACCTTAAAAATATAAGCGTTTCTTGATCCTTCAATAAATGAACAACCGAAATCAAATTTCATTATCCGGTCAATGATTTTATCTTCGTCGGTTAAGATGCAAGTCGGCGCTTTTTCGGTAAAGTCGAATCCTTTTTCTTGTTCGATGTCGGTGAATTCTTGACAAAATTCGTTGATGTAAGCTTGCGGATCAAATGATTCAAAACAAACTCGCGAAACGTTGCAAGATGTCTTGTCAAAGTAGTCACTTTGTATGTACTTTTCGAACGCTTGAAATCTTCTTTTGTGTTCGTCCTTCGTTGATTTTGGTATCTTAATAACGACCTTCAATCCTTTGCCACCTGGCGAAGTGAATACCAAATAAACAAACGGACAATTAATCAATCGTTGTCGTTCTTCGTTCATTGTAGCAGCATCCGGATAATCGTCGAAATCCAAAACACAAAGTCCTGAATGTTCAACAAGGCCGTTGTCATTTCTTTCGTTGAATGTTCCGTTGAACATAATCGCCAAAAGTGAATTTTTCATCGCTCGATGTTCTTCGGAATTTTCATCCATTGCGCGAAGTCGTTCAATCTTTTTATTTAGATCGGAATATCCGTTCTTTATTCGTTCGTAAACATCAAGAATCGTCAAAGTATATGGCGTTTCTTTGGAATTAAATAAACTTTTAAAGACGGAAAGTTTTGGAATCTTCATTTTTAGTCAATTAAAAAAAGCCAAAAACCTTTCGCGGATGCAGTCGCTACTCGGTTAATGGCCTTAAAAAATTTTTGTTGCTGCATCTATTTTGTAAAAGTAATATTATTTTTATATAAATCGTAATAAATTTCAAATATGTTTAAAACGTGACGATAATGTTGATTTCGCGACGATGATTTGCGTATCGTCACGTTTATCGTCACGGCTAATAATCAACCTCACATTGACTTTCCGACCGAGCGTGACGATGTGACGATAAATTTCAAAAAATTTGAGATAAAAAACCACTTTTTCATTTTTACTACAATCTCTCATTGTTTTGCTATCGTCACCGTCACGCTTTGACCTTGTTTTGTCACTGGCATT